ACAGTTTACCCTGCTTCGAGGGCTGTGACTTTTGTTGATAGTTCTTGTACCGCTTTTACTAAGATAGGAATAAATCTGCCATAGGCAGCTTCTAACTTATCAGGATTATCTTTAAGCACAGCATGAATGTAATCATTTTTTGTACCTAATACTTCATCTAATTCTTGTGCAATAAATCCTAAATGTGTTGTGCCATCATTAGCACTAGGTGTACGCATAGCCCATGTAAATTTTCTAGGTTTTAGTAAATTAATTAAATCAAGTCCATCTTCTGAATCAACAATATTTGTTTTATCTCTTTCATCAGATAAAGAGCTTATTGTCTGAACTTGACATCTTATACTTCCAATATTTGAATCTCCTAAAGTTACTGAATTATCTGAACCAGCACCAGAGGGATTTGAACCATTACCAATAACAATATTATTATCACCACTTGTAATTAAATTACCTGCATCAGTTCCCACACAAGTATTTTTTGCACCTGTGTTAATATTATGACCAGCATTATGTCCTAAACCGACATTATTAGCACCACTTAAAGCTGAATCACCTAAAGCTCCACTACCAACAGCAACGCTGTAACTTGCAGTTGTAGAAGCATCCATAGCCTGATACCCCACAGCAGTATTGTTAATGCCAGTTGTATTTGCACTTAAGGCTTGCCTTCCTAAACCAGTTAATGAATGTCCTGTTGTATTAGAACCTAAAGCACTTACTCCTACAGCAATATTATCGTTTGCCGTTGTATTAGCTCCGAGTGCGTTGTAGCCTACAGCAACTAAGTCTTGACCTGTGGTGTTAGCATCTAAAGCAGTTGAACCAACAGCTACATTTGAATGTCCTGTAGTGTTTGACTGTAGGGAGTTTGTTCCTACAGCAGTATTGCCATCTGCTGTAGTGTTTGACGTTAATGCACCCTTTCCCATTGCCGTATTTTCTTGCCCTGTAGTACAGGCATCTAGACAGTTAGCACCTACGGCAGTATTTGATGCTCCAGTTGTGTTTGCAACTAATGCAAAATAACCAACAGCAGTATTATTTGATGCTGATGTATTATCTTGTAAAGCTGAATATCCACATGCAGTATTGTTATCTGCGGTATTATTTCTTAAACCATTATATCCAATAGCAGTGCAATAATTTCCTGTAGTAGTCACTTTTAAGGCATTAGTACCAACTGCTACGTTCTGCGTTCCAGTTGTGTTTTCTGTTAGAGCTAAATAGCCAATTGCGGTATTGTTACTAGCGGTTGTGTTGGCATCTAAGGCATTACCACCTATTGCCACGTTATTTGCACCTGTTGTATTTACCCCTAGAGAGTTATACCCAACTGCTGTATTCAAACTTCCTGTGGTATTAGCATCTGAGGATAGTGAGCCTACACTTACATTCTGATCTCCACTTGTATTCAATTTAAGTGCATCTCTTCCAATCGCTGTATTATTGTTTGCTGTTTCAGATGTAAGCAAAGCATCAACACCTACTGCTACGTTTGAATATCCAGTAGTGTTTGCACCTAAAGAACCTTTTCCTATTGCAACTGTACTATTTGCTGTCGTAGCTGCATCTGAAGCACCAGAACCTACGGCTGTATTTGACGCACCAGAAGTTAAAGCTGTTAATGTATTTTTACCAATGGCGGTATTATCTGCACCAGAAACAGAAGCATCTAAAGCATTCTCTCCAAAACAAGTATTACCAGCAACAGAGTTTGTTCCTCTACCTATATCCAAACCATTTATTGTTCCATCAACAGAAAAAGCTGGCCCCCCAGTTAAGGTAAATAAGTTAACAAAATCACTATTACCTGTATTTCTAAGCCGCATAATACCTGTAGAAGTATTAGCAAAAAATTGACTTGCAAAAGTTGTAGCGGGATCAGATGAATTTGAATTATTTGTAGCTATCGCACTTAACGCATTATTTAAGTCTGTTCTAAATGCCGCCCCTGATTGATTGGCTATATCATAGTCATGTGTTGCCATTACTTAATCCTTTTTATTTAAGTATATATTAGTTGATAACTTAAATATAAACACATTTAACTACCTTTACCAAATCCGATAGCCGTATATTTAAAACTTAAATCTTTCAAAGCATTACTACCGTCTCTTGTCTCTATAACAAATTGAGTGCCTGTGACAGATGTAATTTTAAAATAATCGCCTGTTACCGCACCTTCAAGCGTTATCCCTATTGTTGGCAAAAATGCTGATGTTGAAGTATTTAATGTATTGGTGCCTGTAAAGAAAGAATTACCAAATGTTACTGTCTTTGCAGAGCCAGTAGTTGCACATTGACTTGCAATAGCAGCGTTTACAGTTTCTGTTCTTCGTTTTATGCTTGCTTCAAAACCAAGTTCTGTAACATTGATATTTTGTGCTGGATCATTTGATTCAAGCTCACATTTAAACTTAAATCCTCTTGCCGTATACTGTCCATTAGCAAAAGTATTAAATTGGGTAAAGTTTGCTCCATAAGTACAAGAACTTCCACTTGAAATCGTTGCACTTGTAGCCGAAGTAACAGTAAATGTATTTGAACTGGGAACAGTTTTTATTTCATAATTACCATCTGTAGCACTACCAGCAGTAAAATCAATAACAACAAAATCGCCTACGGAATAGCCATGCGAAGTCTTTGTGATAGTAATCGTAGTGCCACTCTGTCCGTAGCTGGCAGAAACTGAAGTCGCAGGGTCAATATCTGTTGTTGCAACTAATAATTTTGCATTTACATCATCTGCTTTTGTTCCATCAAAATCTGTCCATGTGTTAATATTTGCAGTTCTTGAATCAATAAGATCATTTGGTAAAATACCAAAAGTCAAAAATCGCCTTTTTAAAGTTAAATTAAATATTCCTTCCAAATCCACTTTATTTTGAAATTCATAACTACCACTTGAATTGATAGGCCCTGCAAAATCAATATTTGATAGATCGTCTATATCTTGTAATACATCATCTATTAATAATGTTCCATCAAGTAACAAACCATCTAAATCGGAATCATAGAATGTATTGACTTTGTTTCCTTGAAATGGTGGTGAGTCTGTATCTTCTCTTTCAGTTAAAATTATTTGATTTGGTTGTGGCTCTGGTTGTGCAACAATTACTCTTGCAGCGTTTTCAGATTTACGCCCACCATCATCAATGAATTTGATGCTGTAAGTTCCTGTAAGTGCTGGGACAAGCGTTTCTGTAACACTTCCAGAAAGTCTTTGTATAATTTCTGTAGAGTTTTGAAATGTTGCTGTTGTTCTATCAACAGAGGGTGTATGCCTAACGGATATAGTTCCACCATGCAAAACGTCAACATCAGTTGAAGGGTTGAAACGTAATCTAACATAATCACTTGATACAGGTTCTATTGTTAAACCAGTTGGATCAGCTGGTAAAGCTGTTTTACCAACAGCAGTAAAGGTCAATGTTGAGGTATCTGAACTTATAACTCCTAAGGTGTTAAATGATTTTACTGCAAATTTATATGTCCCCAATCTTGACTCAAATAATTCAAAACTTGGTCTAGCAACCCTAAGCCTTTCAGGGTTATCATTACCAAATTGAAACTCAACTAAATATTCTTTTACACCTTTAACAGGTTGCCATGATAAAAATATTTTTGAAACAGCTCTATTGTTTAAAACGACAATTTGTTCTGTAGCTTCAAGGTTACTTGGCGCACCAGCTTGGTCAATTAATGTTGTTATTTGTCTTGGATTTAAAGCAACATTTGTGTCCTCCACCTGAGCATATTTGTTTGTGTCATGTATAACAGCAGTAATTGTATATTCACAGTGATTTACTTCTTCTATAGAAATTACTTTAAAAATTTGTAATTGAGTAGAGGGATTTTCTATTGCATAAACAGAGTTTGCTTGTGGTACCGCAGAAAAAGCAGAGGTGACATGAACAGTGGCATTGGTTATACGATCAATAATTCTTGTTTCTGTTGTTCCATCTGGTAAAACTACTGAAAGTGTACCGCTATTATCATGTGTTCGATCAGTATTTCTAAAATCATCAATTTCTATTTCAGTTGTTGATATACCTCTTTTTATTCTGCCGCCTCTTCTTACCCCTGCCCTTAATGAGTCTGCAATAGCAATTATTGTTGATGGTCTTACAATTACACCAGCTTCAAGTGTTGTTGTAAAAGTAACCACCTCACTTTCTAGTAAATTAGTGTATAAAAACCATCTTCCAACACGATTTGCTTGGCCAATTGAAGTACAAGCAAAAGCTTTAATAGTTTTTCTAGTCCTACCAAATTTATTAATTGCATCCAAACCAGTAGATCCTGAGCCTAAAGCAGTAATTTGGTCAGCAGTAACTAATTCAAATTCCATTGACTGTGTTTGATTATCAAAATATTGAATCTCAACCTCTGTATATTTCAATCTTGCAGCTTGATTTTGATATGTGAATCCTTCCTCAGTTACATTTGAATTATTAAAAATATATTGCGGATCAGACGTATTATTAGAGGTATTTAATGGCCTATCTTGTGTTATTTGTAGAGTGCCGTTACTATAAAATGGCATTGCGTTCATTACAGAACAAAGATCATTTATAAGGGTGTATGCGTCATTTCTTTGATTGAGAATTATATTTGTTGAGAAACGTGGCTCCGTTGTTCCTGTAATAGGATCAGTAATTAAAGTACTTGCATAAGCACTTGCAGAATAAAAACTAAAAACATCTAAATTTTCTTCCTGTACAATTCCATCATCACCTCCAAAACCTTTATCTGTTGTCAATATGTCATATAAAACCCATGCTGGATCAGAACACCACTCTTTATCTGTTTTGAATGTTCCATTAAATGTATAACCATCTGGATATATAACCCTGCCATTTGTACTGTCAACAGTTGTACCATGCGGTACCTTGATCTTGGTACCCTTGATTCTATACATCCGCCTTGGATAGCTTTGAAATTCTTGAGCATTAAATCTTAAGGCAACATAAGCAAAACCTTGATAAGCACTTGTGTCTGTATTTATTTCTGTGTAAGAAAGCCAATTGGTCAAATTTTGTAATTTTGGATCTGTCCCATCATCTGTATTTCTAAAAACACTAAGAGTCAAAGGAAAACTCATAGTTTTATCAAAAGTTAATTCATAATCTTTTATATATGCACTTGTAGCCTTTCCGTTTATTGGTTCTAAAAATACTGGATTATGTATTGTTCCATCATTTTCAATAATTCTTATAGCAATTCTTACCTCTGCACCAATTATGTCGCCATCATCTTTAAATTCTTGAAGTGATGGAATCTGTATAGAAACTCTTACTTTATCTATATCAGTATTTGTTATTGATCTCGATAAACCTTGACTTGTTTTTACTGTGCAAGTGCCAGCGTGAGGTGTATTTTCAAAAGTTGTGTCTATTACAAATTTTCCACTATCAGGAATAGAAACTATACTTTGTGTCTGTGGGTTATCAATTTGAATAGTTGCACCAGCAGTGGTGCTTGTCCAATGCACGACCTCACGAACAGAATATCCATGATTTGCAATTTCAACTAACATTTGATTTGCACCAAGCGTAACACCGCTTACAGTTTGACCTCCACTACCAGCCAATGTATAAGTACCTGTTTTTGTTGTTGCAAAAGGTGAATTTGTAAGTGCAACACCCACAGGAATAGTATTTTCTATTGCATTTATTTCTTTTAATGCTGTTTGATTATCTGCGCCATTTTTAAAAAAAACTTCAACATCAGTAAAATTTTCTTGACCTAGTGGATTTTGTAAAGGTGTATTATCTAAAAATACATTTTTTCTAAATGTATTTGTACCAGCACCGCCCTCATCAAGAATCGAATCAATTTCTCCGTAACCCAGTAGATCCAACACCGTTGCAAATTGCTTTGATCTAAGACCCCCTTCTATTAAATCAGGATCAACAACCCTACCATCTGGCCTTCTACCAAATAACTGATCTCCACCTTCAACAAGTCTTACCATCAGCTTATACTCTTCCTAATTTGGGCGGTGTCAGTGCCAGAACTGATCAAAATTGAGCCGCTAAAAACAAGTCCATATAAAATAGGGACTGGAACACCACTTGTACTAACATTTTGTATGCCGCTGAAAGAGTAAGATCCTCTCATTCTTGGGTCAGTATCACTCACAGATGACGCATTGCTAGGACTATTTTGTGGTGCGATCAGATCTGTAACACCTCCAATAATCATTGAAGTTCCAACGGTTGATAATATTGCTGTTATACCTGTACCAATCAACTGAGAACCTAAAACTCCAGCAGCAAAAGCTCCAACTTCTGCGGCAAAACCACTAAACAATAATCCAACAGCAAAATTTAGCCCCCCAGTAGCAATAGGAATTATCTGAATATCTCCCTGTCCAGTCATTGATAGATAATCCTCTGTAATAACTCTTCCACCCATCTTGATCTTATATATTTGATCATTCATGTGTTTTTGTAAACCTTCAAAATTTGCCATAAGGAAATTTACAGCCTGTTGTGGTGATCTTACGGCAGCTTCAAAATATGATTTTCCTAAAAATTGCCTTAATTTACCATAAACTTTTATTTTTTTAAGCTGCATATCTATAAACTCCCTTGAGTGCTTGTTGGTATCTTAGGTCAAAAGGTTCTCTGCAACTCAAAGCTTTTATATTATGATTTAATATCATGTTATCGCCAATATAAATAGCTACATGATCTAAATTACCCGAAATTGATCTAAAAAGGAATACATCACCAATTTTTATATCATTATTAGATTTTTGTTTTTTAAAGTTTAATTTTGGTAAAGCATATTCAAATTCGGGATTCTTCATAAAATCTTTTATTTTTTTTGGTCGTCTCCAATATGGAATGTCTATGTTTTTGTTTTCTTTAAACCAGTCTGTCACAATAGACCAACAATCATATTTTCCCCAGATAAATTTTCTACCAATAAGCGAAGGTGCTTTCCATCCTGTTGGTTCTAATTTTTCCCAATGATCGTGTTCAATACTATAAATGTAATATGGAAAACCAAGATGTTCACAGGCTGCTTTATCTGTGTCTGAAGGTGATGCTGGCCCTACAGGATGACTATGTATTACACCAATAATTTCTCCTGTATCTTCACATTCCGCCCAATCATCAGGATCAAGAACAAAAAATTCAAATTTTCCCTCTGCTAGATTTTTACAAGGCCAAAAAGTTTCTTTACCCTTGATAATTGCAAGCAAACCACAGGCTTCCTCTGGTTCTTGTTTTTTTGCATATTTTTCAAAAGATTCTTTCCAAGACATATCAAGCATTTACAAAAGTACCAACACCCGCAAAATCGGCTCTTGTAACAAGTTTTTTTGGTGCGGCAACACCAAACAAATCAAAAGAACCAACCATTTCAAAACTGACAATATTTCTATTTTCAACATTTTTTCTTTCAATAAAATAAACTTCTCTTGGAAATTCAGCATTCGGATCAACTGATCCAACTTTATATGGATTAACATTTGATGGAAAGTTTGTTTCATCTAAAAATCTACTTAGAGTACGTCTGCGTGTAACTTTTGCTCCTGCAAGATCAGAAAAAGGTGTGGTTTGATTTGTGAGTTGTAATATTGCAGTTATTGTTCCTAACAAATTTGAAAAAGTTATTGTGGGTCTTGGTAGTTTACCTTTTCCTGTGTATTTAAAACCCTCTGCTTTTACAGGCATTCTTGTATATGTATTTGATTGCCAAATTATATCTCCGCTGTCTTTCATATTATTACCACCATGAAAAAGATAAACAGTTGGTGTGGTTGGAGTTTCGTGTGTATTAAATGCGATATTACCACTTGTTGATTGTGAAACAGTTGAAGTGACTGTAAATTCATTTGTTGATTCAGTTTGTATTGTATATACACCATCAACCGCATCACCAGATGTAAAATCCAAAACGACAATCGTGCCTACAGACATACCATGACCAGTTGCACTAACAGTGATTGTAGTGCCGCTTTGAGAATACGTGCCAGTTTGAGCCGTTTTTTTGAAATGAACATCTGCTTTTAATTCAACAGAAAACAATTCAATTATTGATTTGTTTGTAAGCTGTTGTAGCTCAGTAGTTGGAATACCCATTTATGGTTCAAATACTTCTCTAAAAGTGCAATTAAGTATTGCTCTATTGTTGTAAGGAATTGTTTTTGTCCATGAATCACACACATATTGTCCAGCACCAGACAAAGTGATTGAAACATTACCAGTTTGTCCACTTGCATCCGCACTTGAAGCAGTAACAGTAAATGCGTCATCACTTACAACTGAAACAACAGCAAAAGTACCATCAGTTGCCGTGCCGCTTGTGTAATCAATCGTCAAAACATCACCAATAGCAACTCCATGTGAAGTGATAGTTATAGTCACAGTTGTAGAGCTTTGTGAATATGTGCCTGTTTTTGTGAAACCTTCTGCTGGTGGAGTAAAAGT